CCCATTTCTTCCAGTCATATTTCATTGTGATTCTCCTTTCCGCCATTCTTGGCAATATGTAGGGCGTTTAACGCACGCCCATGCGAGATACTTTGGATCACTTCCTTTTATTCTTTCACGGATTACTTTAAAAGATCATTCCCTGACCATACTCCATCATATTTTGCATAAAAGGCGAGCGAATTAGCTCCCATAATTATAAACTCACCATGCGATCCTTCCTGATACATGTGCCCAATAACTCTAGTCCGCGCGTCTGCGTATAAGATGAAATCGAACATAATTTCAGTACCCTTGAAAGATTCCACAAGCTTCATTGCTTGCTGTCTGTCATTCAACCCTGTCTGGGCACTTCCTTGGATACGGTAATATCCTGAAATAACTTTAATAGGATACGGAAAAATGAGTGAATCGTTTTTTACTGGCTCGGCTGAACGTGTTGTTAAATTTGTTGGTATAAATAACATAAACATCAGATGATGTTCCTGCCGTGGTGTCAGATATATTCCTGCCATACAATCTCAAATTGCAGATACTGTGTAATGTTTGTAACAAACGATACCGTTCCATTAGTATATAAATACAAGCTATACATAAATCCTTCATTCGATGATATGCCGCTAAATATGCATGTTCCTATAGAGCTAGCTAATGCATTGTGATTCATCTTTATATCTGCTGCTGCAAATTTAACTGCTTGATTAGCCGTGAATTGTTGCCTTGGAACTGAATATTTTTTCGTTATTATAGGCTTTAAAGGTATAAATATCATATATACACTATCTAGTAGTGTGATGTATTACTTAAGAAGTTCTTTCCCTGACCATACGCCATCATATTTTGCATAAAAGGCGAGTGAATTAGAACCCATAAATATAAATTCACCGTACGATCCTTCCTGATACATATGTCCAATAACTCTTGTCCGCGCGTCTGCGTGTAGGATGATATCAAACATGATTTCTGTACCCTCGAAAGATTCCACAAGCTTCATTGCTTGTTGTCTGTCGTTTAATCCTGTCTGTGCACTCCCTTGGATACTGTAATATCCTGAGATAACCTTTATAGGATACGGAAAGGTACGGGAATCACTTTTTACTGGTTCTGCTGAATGTATAGTCAAGTTGGTTGGTACAAAAATCATAATACATCATGTGTCATACTACTTAGATAGCTGACACCACCCTTCTGTGGGTGCAGGAAACTACATCCTGCACCCCCTTTCGGAGATTGTAAAGAGACGGTAAAATCCGCCCCCCACTATTTGTAGTTAGTTTTGTCATAAGCTTTTATCCTCCTTTAATTAGCAGGGGCCACAGGTTTTCCTGCCGTTACCCACTCTTCGTAATTACCATAATATTTTCCTCCATCTGTTTCTGACAGGTAAAAGAGTGCACTTAATTTCATAAGTTCATATTCTTTCAAAGCTTCATTAACTGCATTGATGCTTGGTGCATCTTTAGTGCTGCCAGAATCTAGA